GTATTACACAGCATTAGTTAATAATGATGGTTCAACAATCCCAGCAATTGAAAGTAATGTAGAACCTGATTTTATTTTTATGGAAGATAGAACAGTCTCATTATTGGATAATCCAGAAGATTACGAAGTAGCGGTTCAAAGTTGTATGATGGACCTGAAATCAATTCCAGTTTTTATACCTACAATCAAATATAATACAAATCCTACAGATTTAGAAAAAGTAGAAACAATATATGAAGTCACTTTAGAATATGATGGATATAGTGCAACAACTCCAATTTATTTTGAACCACAAGACAAAACAATAACATTACCAAATTTTGTAAATGGATATGCAAATTATGAAAGCGGATACTATAATTTATTCAATTATGAATTCTTTTTCACAATGGTTTCTAAAATTAATTGATGTTCTTACCAGCTATAATGGAACGTTACCTACAGCTTTTTCAAATCTTGGTTCAAGTGGATTATATCAAATTCCTTATTTTATTTTTGATAAAGAAAGCTCTCTTATTTTTTTAAATAGTCCAAAAACTACTTTTAGTGATACAAACTCAAGCCATGTCAATATTATGTTAAATCGTGCATTATATAGACTGTTTAACTCATTACCTTTCAGATTAGTAAATAAATCTTTTAACACATTAGATGGAACAACACAAACCACAACAAGCCAAACATTATACAAATTAAACTTAAGCAATTTCAAACAAGCTTACGAGGTTGAAATATTTCCACATATGAGTGATGGTTCTTCAGGTTCAACTAAAACAACTCATATGTTAATATACCAAGATTATGAAACCTCATCAACATGGTCGCCAGTAGAATCAATAGTTATTATTGCTCCAATTTTTCCTATAAAAAGTAATGAAGTATCAGCAGATATTGAATATGTTGAAGGAACACCAACCATAATAGGAAATGTTAGACACGAACACGAAATTTTAGAGATATCAACCAACTCACCCTTACCAGTTGTTATGTATGAACCAAAACAATATAGATTTATGAGCATGAAACAATCTGACGCAGGTTTAAGACAAATTATATTTAAAATTTATTATAGGTTTAAAAATAATGGTGAATTAATTCAGGTTAAAGCAGGTTTAGGTGGAAGTTCTAGTTTAAAATTAATGTTTAGAAAAATTAAATAATATCTCAATAATATATATATATAATGTCCGAATTATCTACCGTTCTAATTCAAGATAGTCGTTATAATGATATCACTGATCGTGTCACAGTTGGTGTAAAAGATGGTCCAGCAAGTGTTATCTATCAAAAATACCAACCTAACTCAAATTCTACTTCATCAACTTTATTTAATGTAAATGTCCCTTCCGAGAATACTCTTGTTGATCGTAACATACACATTCAGGGAACAGTATCATGTTATTACACAACACCAATAGTAGCAGGTGCTACTGAAGCCAATGACAATGCTATTGTATTTTCTGTAGTTCCAAGTGCTTTTCCATTAAATCAAGCTCTTCAAAGTGCATCACTTACCCTTAATAACTCTAAACTTTCTGTTCAAACTCAAGATATTCTTCCAGTTTATCTTAAACAATTTCATCAAAAATTCTTAAGCAAAAATTGCCAGATGACCCCTTCTTATGTAGATAAATATTATGGAAAGTGTGCAGCCGCTGTGATAGATGGTGCAAATGGTGGTTCATCTTCTTTCTTTTCGGGAGTGGAATCAGGTGAGAAAGATAGTGATACTGTTGCTAGATTTGGTGAAAATTTTTCAGTTGAAGTATATCTAGGTGTTGTTGTACCAGCTAATCTTGTAGCCCCTGCAAATGGTGGATATGTAGTAACAAATAATGCAACTGGTAATGTAGCCATCACTGTAACAGTAAAATGCACTGTAACAGTTTCTGAACCGCTTTTAGGTCTTCCTACATCAACTATGAAAGAAGATGAAAGTAATTATTTAGGTATTAATAATCTTGAGTTACTCTTACTATGGAATGATATGAGAAATGTATTTAATATTGGTGGTTCTGATACTATTTGGAAATCTTATGCAGGTGATATGGCAACAGGCTTAGTTATTTCTGATGCTGCAAAACTCGATTTAAAATACATGTCTCTTCATGCTAGTCAGTATTCAAAACTTAATGCTAAAAATGTTTTACCTTATGATGAAATTGTTTCTTATAAAAAACTATTAACCGTTGCTGCAGCAGGAACACAAACAACTGACGTTATTAGTATGAGACAAATCCCAAATTATATTTATATGGTTGTTAAACCAAGCTACAATTATCAAAAACCTCAATTTTCTAACCATTTATGTTTCCCTATTACTGGTATGAATATTACCTATAACAACGTTTCTGGGCTTCTCACATCATACACTCAAGAAGATTTATACCAAATGAGCCGCAGAAATGGATCTCAACAAACGTGGGCAGAGTTCAGAGGTCTTATTCAAAATAGAAGAGGTGCTCAATATGCAGGTATTGGTAGTATTATTGTTATTGATCCGGTTCGTGATCTCGGGTTTAACTGATTTCCTTTCATCGGGAAGCCTTGGTCAGTTCAGTTTCCAAGCCACTGTAACCTTTGATAATATGAATGGTCATACATTTGAACCTGGAATCACACCCGCAAGTGCCGAAAATTTTGAAGCTATTGAAACTGCTACCATCTGCAACTATGGTGGAATTCTTATCAACGACCGTGCTTCTTCTTCTACTATGTCTGGTCGTCTTACCAAACAAGCTGTATTAGAAGCAAAAGCTGGAAACAATCCAACTATTAATTATGAAGAACTCACTGAACTGGTTGGTGGTAACTTTACCAAAGGTCTTACCAATTTTGTTAACGTTACACGTAAAATGTTAACACCGGGTACTAAAGAAAATGAGAAAGCGAGATCATATCATAAACCCTTTGATAAAGCTTATGATATTCAAGATAAATTAAGCAAATACATGTAAATTAATATTTAAGAAATTCCATTAAAATTAATATATATAGTAATATATATATAGATAATGTTAGGTTATAATGATATGAACACTAATGCACCACATCCGTTTGTTACTGAAGGGAGTATTGTATTAAGTGGAGCAGGTAGAAGACCAATGAAACCTGAAGATTATGGTAAAATGAGAATACTTGGTGCAGGTAGAAATTCAAAAAGAACAATGGAAATGAAATCTGAAGATTGGGCTAGAATCAGAGAATCAAGATACAGACAGCCTATAGATCAAGGTTATTATACAGATAGACCTAGAAGAATGGTATTAAAAGGTTCTGGTATGAATTATGATAGTGATAGTGATATGGAAGGAGCTGTTTTTTTTGATGAAGTGAAAAAAGGATACTCTAAAGCAAAAGGTGCTGTTAAAAGTAAAACTGGTCAAAAAATTAAAGGTGCATTAATGGAAGACAAATCTTTTATGAAAGAATTTAACAAAGCTAAAAAACAATTAATGGATTATCAAAATGGAGTTAGAAAAACAAAACCTGGTAAAACCGCAATGAATATCTTAGAAAAAGCTGGCGTAATCTCTAAAATTGAAGATGAATTCAGAGGAGCTGGTAATAAATCTGGTAAAATCTCAAGAATCAACAAGGCTGAAAAATGGCGTGACTTTGTCGTCGACACAGGATATGATGGAGTAGATTTAGTAGATTATGGTTATAGAAAGGCTTAAAATGCTATGAACCCAATTTCAAGAACTGTCAGCGGTTGGTTCGGTGGAGCACAAGGTGGAGGAAAACGTGGTCCTTCAATGTGGATAGGCTTCGTGAAAGAGTTTGCTCAAGAAAATAATATTCCATATAAGGAGGCACTTAAAAAGGCTGGACCTGCCTATAGAGCAATTAAAAATAAAATGTAAATAGATTATACTAATTAATATTATTTTGATATATATCAATAATATTAATTATTCTTTGATATAATTGTTTAGTGCAGTTCCTAAACTTGTTGACATATCTGCCACATCGTCTTTTAACTCTTCAATCACGTTAGAATAGTTATTACTTAAATACATATTCCTTAACATTGAACTGCCAATATTTTTACCAAATATTTTATTTAATATTCTGGTTATTTCTTGACTTTTTTCAATTGACTCATTATACAAGGTTTTCAAAAAATGAACATTATAATTCTTATTTTTTAATTTGGATTTTTCAGGATGATTATTTAAATATAGTTCAATAACTTTCATTAGATCATCTTCAATAGGAACAACAACTTGGTTATATTTACCCTGAGTTTTATAATTATTAAATACAAATTGTCCTTTTTTCAAATCAAGATAATTGTACTTATCATCATTCATATCATTTGATATTTTCATTAATGAGTAATCCACGTTTCTTCGTGGTGGGTGAAGTGTATATAACGAAAGAACCAAATAATTTAATAAGTTGTTGTAATCTTCTTTATTTCTTACTCTTTTAACAACTTTTGATTTTAGATCTTTACTGATATCATTTATATTATCATTTGATAACCAATTTTCTTGCTGTTTATCTGTTTTATCTGTTCTAACCTTAAGTTGATTATTAAAATTAGAAAGAATTTCAAAATACATGTCATAAAGATTTTGATGTTTAGAGTTTTTTAAAACAGTGCATATAGCAATTATATATGAACGTTGAGTAGTTGGTTTATAATCCTTTATCATGTGTAATATTTGTTTCGGATCTTTCAAAAAGTTAAAGTTGGTAATAGGCATATCATTATTTAGTTTCATCAGATTTCTAGTATATAACTTTTTACTACTATCACTTATAGGTTTATCACGTTGTTCAAATACTTTATTTAAAAATTCCATATAATGTAATCTACATTAAAAATAATTCTTAAACTTAAATTTAATGAAATATTGATACCGGTAACATAATTTTGGGGCCGCAATTTGTTAAATTCTCTTAATATAATTACAAATTGCGGCCCCAGATATATAGAAGGGATTCTAGCAAATTAAAACATATGTTTTATCATATCATATAAATCCATGTCTTGTTTTTTGTATCTCATACATTGAAAAATACTTTTATAAATAAAAGCGTAAATTCTCGCTTTTGACCATTGCTCTGCTGATAACCTTTTACTTTTACCTTTTCTTAAGTCATCATTTTTACTGAAGTCTTCCTTTAATCTTACTGAACCTAAATTTGTATTATATGCACCTTTTCCCCTTTTCTCTACCTCTTTCAATATCTTAATAGGTATTCCTGTTATATCTTTTAACTCTTTCAATGTATGTTCAGTATCTTCATCTAAACCTAATTCAATATTTAATCTTTGTTTGTAACTTCTGTATGTCATTATATATAGGTTATATTTTTTGGGACTAAAATTCGTCAAAATGTCTTAATATAATTACGAATCTTAGTCTCAGATATATAGAAGGGATTCTAGCAAATTTAAGTATAATAAATATCTATATTATATTATATGAAATTAAAAGGAGGAAGTTTAAAAGTAAAAGAAATAAAAGCATTTTTAGAAGCAAGTTACATGGAAGATCCACCTAAGGAAATTATGGGTTATAAGTTAGACGAAAAGTTATCATTCTTATATGGTAAGGTTTATGTTAATCATAAATCAAAAAAAGTTGTTGTTGCACATCGTGGAACAGTAGAGACTATTGATTGGTCGAGACGGTAGGGCATAGCCAAGGAGCATTACTTGCTCATTTATTGAGCGATAGAAGTAAAAATGGTTATCTTTTTAATCCAGTATACAAAAAAGAACAACTAAGAGATAATGAATATGTTATTCGTGGTAGTGGTGATATTGTAAGTAAATTAAGTGTTCCTAGAAAATATTTGAATGCTTTATTATATCCTTCGTGGAGCCGTAACCATTACATAACGATCCCTGCAAAAACTAGTAACCCGATTAAAGAACACGAAATAAATGTACTTGATAGATTAGACCAAGAAAGATCTATAAGAAGAGGTGCAGGATTTGGTAAGAGACCAAAGGATATACCATTAATATCAAGATATAAAAAGTGCTTAAAGAGATAATGCCTAAATATCTTAATAAATGCCAAATTACGACAAAACTGTTATTTACAAACTAATTAATTATGACTATCCCGATTTAGTTTATGTAGGTTCAACTACTAATTTTACGAAAAGAAAACAACACCATAAAGAAGGTTGTTTCAATCTTAATTGTAAAAAACATCATAACAAGTTATACAACACCATTCGTGAAAACGGAGGTTGGGAAAGTTGGAGTATGATTAAAATATGTGATTATCCGTGTAATAATAGAAGGGAAGGAGAACAAGAAGAAGACAGATATATGATATTATTGAAATCAAATTTGAATATGAGAAGAGCATACCAAACACCAGAGACCAGAAAAGAATATATTGATAACAGAAAAGATATTAAAAAAGAATACGATAAAGTAAGACGAGCAGAAAAGGCAGATGAAATTAGAGTAAAGAAACGAGAAGCCTATCAGAGAGATAAAGAAAAAAAGTCTGTAACTATGATATGTGATTGTGGTTCTAGTGTCCAAAAATGCTATAAAAAGAAACATGATAAGTCAGTAAAACACATAAATTACCTTAATTCGTTAGAATCATCTTAATACACATACGTAATAATGTATATTTTACCAATAGATAATAATCTATATTAGGCTTATTGGATAAAATTTATAAATTATTTAAGATAACCAATATATACATTATTCAATATATCCACAATTCAAATAAATATATATAGTAATATATATAAGATGAGTCTTTCGTTAAAGCAACAGTTAAATAATGCTAACACAGAATTAACCGCAATTGAAGGTGAAGTGAATACACTTAAAACTCAAACCGCTGAGGCTATTGCCTTTCACCATAATTTTGTGACTAGTGACGAGAATATCGTGCAACTTGTAAACAGAACAACAACCAACGCAAGTTCTATTAATACTCTACAAAGCACAACCACAAGCCAAGCCGCAGAAATTGATACATTAGAAACAGATATAGCTAATAATGCTAGTAATATTGTAGCTATTAATAATTCATTTACATCTACTACTGATTTATTAAGAACTGATTTAACTAGTGAAATTTCAAACAGAACTAACGCTGATTCTACTTTACAAAGTAACATAGATAGTGAAGCTGCAACAAGACTAGCAAATGATACAACTTTACAGACTAATATTGATAGTGAAGCTACTTTAAGAACTAATGCTGATAATACTCTACAAACTAACATAGATAACGAAGCTAGTACACGAACAACTAATGATAATCTTCTTCAATCTAACATTGATGCTGAAGCATCTACAAGACTTGCTAATGATACAACTTTACAGAGTAATATTGATTCTGAATCAACTGCAAGAGCTGCCGCAGTTCTAGCTGAAGAGAATAGAGCACAAGCTGCTGAGGTTGTATTACAGAGCAACATAGATTCTGAAGAATCCGCAAGAATTACCGCATTTAATAATGAATCAACTTTAAGAACTAATGCTGATTCTACATTACAGAGTAATATAGATACTGAAGCTAGCACAAGAACAACTAATGATAACACATTACAGAGTAATATAGATTCTGAAGCCGCAACCCGTTTAGCTGATGATAATACATTACAGAGCAATATTGAAGCGGAATCTTTAGCAAGATCTAATGCTGATAAACGTATGACATTTGTATCTGTTGGTGAGGCAGAAGGTTTATTAACTGTGAATGATTACCCATTTGCATTTGGATTCGGTTCACCTTCAAAAGCTGGATTCGGTTTAGCTATTCCATTTAATTTTGCTATTGTGGGTTATGCTATCACGGTTGATTCAATTGACACCTCTAGAAGCATTGGTTTTAGTTTAGAGCATTATGATGTAAATGGTAATTTATTTACCCCACAGTTAGGTAATGTGGCTGGTTCATTAGGAATGTCAAATGTTTATAACACGAATCAGTTTACCGTCCCGTATCCACCAGGAAATATTTGTATTAAAATAAAGACTGTACAAGGCTTATCCGATATTAATGCAAGATACAGATTTACATTATTTTGTCAAAGTTTAGATGAATTGGGGTATGCACCTCCTAGTTAAATAAGATGCACTTTTTATAAGCTATCATTATCATTAACTATTATATTAGATGTTCCATTATATGAACTTGAAGCATTACTATTAGTATCACTTAATAATAATGATTCATCCATTTTTGCTAGTTGATCTTTTTTATATCGTCTTTTTAATAAATTACTTTCTTCATATAATTTTATGTATTGGTTATATTTTGCATTTAAAAAGTCACTACTATTTATTCCTCTTTTCTCATCAGGTAGATTTATTATTTTATATATCTCTAAACTTAAAACGTAAAACTTTCTAGCCATATCACTTTCACTTTGTAGATTATCTGATATATTCAAATATAATTTAATACTTGATAGTATAGTTATGAACATAGAAGCAGAACAGGAAACAACACTTATTAAACCTTGATCTAGGTAAGGTGATGCACCCACAGAAAATGAACCGGCTAGCGTACTTGTGATTATGATTGGCACGTCAAACCATTTAAATAACTCTCTATATGAAAAATAATTCCGTCTATGATACTCTGAGAGGTTCAACGAATTTACACGAACATTATTTAATATTTTAATAATCTCATCGTTCCAAGTTTCCATATATATATATAAATTAACTAGATAATAATAATAATGTCAGTAAATTCTCAATTATTAGGTATAGTTAATGATATAGAAGAATTGAATGAAGAAACAACAACAATTAATGGTAATATAG